GGTCGGGAGTACCACATTTCTGGACATGTTGATGCTGGGGACGATGAGTTGCAACTGTTTACGACAGATAGCCAGGGTAACCGTCTTTACGATTTTGCTTTTGAGCATGACGAACCGATTACGTTGACCACCGCAGATAATTTTCACATTTCTGGAACATACATTGTCGATGAGGAGGCATAGTGCAAGATAAAATTCTTTTTTACCGGGGGGCTTCTGAGCTACCGGACGGCCTGTCGCTCACTGATTACGAATACCGTTTTTACTCGGATAATGCCGGGAAAGAGCTTATTACTGTCGAAATTGATGATTTGGGGGACGGTAATGCAATTGTATGGGACGCGACTGCTGAGTCGTGGAAAAACGGTGCGGGCGCTGTTGGTCCCGAAGGCCCTGAAGGTCCTGAAGGACCCCAAGGACCGCAGGGAATTCAAGGAATTCAAGGGGAGACTGGCGCAACCGGACCTCAAGGGGATACTGGTCCTACAGGAGCTACAGGGCCTCAAGGAGACCAAGGCGACCAGGGAATTCAAGGAATTCAAGGTGAGACAGGTGCAACTGGGGCTACGGGAGCTACTGGAGCAACGGGGCCCCAAGGAATTCAGGGAGAGCCCGGTGTTGTCGCTGCTACGTCGCCACTTGCCTACGACAGCGGCACTCAAACCGTTAGTTTGGGCAGTGTTACTTGGGGACAAGCAGCTGGCGTATAAGCTAAACTAGCGCCATGACTATTTCACTAGGACAATCAAATCAAGTATGGAACTCTGACCTCGGAGAATTTGTCAGCGAAGACCATATTCATATGGCACAAATACTTCGGGACTTAAAACCTACTTATTCTCTTGTGTACATTCCCGAAAAGGACCGTACGGAGCCTGAAGAAAAGAAAAAACCTTGGGCTATCCTCGATAAGCCCGAAAACATGCCTGAATATATTGTGCGTTTTCTGTCGCCGGAAGATATGAAGGAGCCGCATAAAATTATTGCTTGGTTGTTTGATGGCGACACAGTGCGTCACGGAGCTGAAAACATTTTGAAGCGTATTGAATCTGAAGAAAACGCCAAAAAATTAATGGAAGCAAAGAGGCAAGAAGACGAAATTGAGGATAGAATCGAACATATCGAATTTTTGGCTTCCGGTGGACGGGATAAGAAGCACACAGTCTCTCACAACGGAAAGAAGTTTGAAAGATGACGTATAGTTTCCCCACTAAAACTGTTGGTGACGTGTACGACGTTGTAAAAAGAACTTTTGGTGATGAAGCAGGTGTACAACTTACAAACGCTGATATTGTACGCTGGATTAACGAAGCACAAGTAGATATTTCTAAGCAGAACCAAATTCTGCAGACCACAGCTACATTGCCTGTTACCGCGGGTACCGCTACGTACTCACTTACTACCGTGTCGCCTCGCATCGACTCTTTGGCTTCTTTGCTGCTGGGAGGCCGCCGTGTTGGTAACATCCCTGTATCTCAAGCAGAAGAAAGTATTTCGCTAGCTGACCCGGAAGGCACTGAGACAGGGGCTCCACAATTTTGGTATGCCTGGGGCGGAGACATTACTTTTTGGCCTAAGCCTAATAAAGATTACACAATGACAATTCGCTACAACGCACAACCTACGGACATTACTTCTACAACCACAGATGTACTGGCGTTGCCTAACGAATGTTTTATGGACGTTGTTAACTTTGTTTTGATGAAAGCTTACGAGATGGACGAAAACCCCGAAATGATGGCTATAAAACAAGCTGAGTACAGTGCCAGTGTTGCGGAGCGCGGGGAGCAGGAGCGTTTAGCCGCCACCATGACTTACGAAACTAACATCGTATTTGAACTTAACTAGGAGAGGCCATGCCCGGCGAAGCAATACAGGTAGGGCCCTTTGTTGGTGGCCTTAACACGTTTAGCGACCCTACAGCAATTGCCGACAACGAGCTGACTGTTTGTGACAACTTTGAACTTGATTTAGACGGGTCTCTTAAATCGCGTCCGCCGATTAAGAATTTAGACGTCGATTTTCCACTTGAAGCTACGGGCGACATTGAGTTTTTGGGTACGTTTCAAGTGTCTCAAACAGAGTCTTATTTGCTTGCTAGTGATGGAGATTCTAAAACTTACTATTTTGATGGCTCCGCTTGGGTTCTTATTACTAACACTTTAGCTGCTGCTGGGTTTGTGCAGTTTGATGACAAAGCTTGGCTAACTGCCCCTGTCGGGTCCGCTAATCCTGGCGGTTACTGGACTGTTTCTGGAGGTTTTACTGCCGACAGTAACATGCCGGAGGGTGAATGCATTGTATCCTTTAAGGGCCGTTTGTGGATTGCTGAGGGTCGGGACAGCACCAACCAGGGCACACGTTTGTACAGGTCTCGCACTTTGGCAGACCCTAGTCTTTGGCAAGCTACTAACGATTTTGTAGATATTGGTACTGGTGACGGTCAAAACATTGTAGAACTTGTCGTTTACTTCAACACGTTGCTTATTTTCCGCACTAACTCTGTGTACGGCTTGCAGTACACGACAGACCCTGCTGCAGCCGTGGTGTCGCTCATTTTGCCTACGGTGGGTTTGAACTCTCGTTACGCTATTACCCAGTTTGAGTCTTACATTTACTTTATGTATGACGAAAAAGCTTACGAGTTTACAAACAACCGGGCGTCTCAAATTAACGTAAAGACTCCGTTTGCTTCTACTAGTACTACGGGGTTGCATAACAATTACGCTGTGTCGGAATTTAATCGGCGCATTATTTTTACGTACTTTGACCAAATGTTTGTGTATAGTCTTCGGACACGGGCTTGGACTACGTGGTCTTCCGACACTTATGGGTCTTTGTGCAAGATGGAGTATTTAAACAATAACTTGGACAAGTCAATTGTTTTGACTCATAGCAACGTGGCAGTAGCCGCTGGAGGCTCCCGTGTAGCTCCTTTGCTTCAAATTACTGACGAGTACACAAATGATGTGTCTGAAACGATGACGTGCAACATTCAGACTAAAAACTTTAATTACCAAGCAAGCTCTATTTACAAACGTCTGTTTTGGTGGGGTTTGGATGCCAGGTTTAAGGGCACTGTCGTAGGTACGGCGTATCCTATTACGCAGTCTTATGTGACAACGTGGCAGAACTTGTTGAGCCAAACTTGGCAGGCTTCGCTGTTGAATACGTGGCTTAACCCTGCGTCAGGGGCAGCCCCTGTCTCTACTTCGGTAACTGAGACGGCTCTAACTTTCCGACGTATTTTTACTAAGTTTTTAAAGTCTTTGCGATTCCGACAAATTTATTACACAGTGTCTTTTGAGACGACAGGTACTGCCGCAGATTCGCCTGTTAGACTGTTTTCGCTAATGACTTACGTCAATGCCAAGCAAACAGTGTCTAAGGAAATTACGTAATGAATAGGTTTCGTAAAGAGTACAGCGGACCTGCCCAAGGAGGCGGGGGCTTTAACGCTTACGCTGCCGGTAAAAAGCATTATGGGAGTGGACGACCCATGCCAACTGTTGGTAAAGTAACTAATAAGGGCGGATACAAAAAACGTGATGTTAAAGCTGCTGCGAGGCGAGATGCTTTGATGAGGAGAATTGGATAATGCCCGGTAAGAAAGTTTGGGATACAAAAAACCCAAAACCTAAAGGTGAGCGTAAGTCCTTGACTTCTGCCCAAAAGTCTTCTGCTAAGGCTAAAGCTAAAGCAGCTGGTCGTCCGTACCCGAATCTTGTCGATAACATGGCGGCTGCTCGGGGTAACGCTATTAAGAAGAGGATGTCGTAATGTACCGCGATAAATCAAGCATGGGTAACCGTTTGGCTCCGCAGAAGGATTCTAAGGTTATGGACGAGGAAATGAAGAAGAAGGCTCGTGAGCGGGCTATGATGAACCGTTTGTCGTCTATGCCTGGTAAGGCGTCTTCTTAAGGATTTATTATGGCTAAATTTTATGAAAGCATGGTGGACCAAATCTCTGCTCCCCCTCCCCCTCCCCCGCCACCAGGAACTATGATTGAGGATATTGATGCGCTTCGGGCTTCTATGGGTAGATTCGGTGGTAGCATTCCTTCGCCTCGACAGATGACTCGTGAGCAGGCACAGCTGCGGGCTTTGTTGGAGCAGATGGGCGGGTTTTCTGGCGAACCTCCTATGCAAACTCGTACTCCGCAGGGTCCTACGTTTAAAGACATCCCTAAGATGACTCCTGAGCAGCTTGAGCAGTATAACAAGCCTATGGGTTCGGGCGAGACTAATCCTTTTGACATGTTTATGCAGTATTTAAGAGGTGGTCAATAATGGCTTTGGGTCCTTTAGCTGCTAGAGCAGCCAAGCTGAGAGAGGCTAGACAGCCTGGTCAAAGTATTATTGGTGGTCGCCTTGTTGGGGGAGATAGCGGCTCACCGGCGGCTGAACGCCAACCTGCTCCTAGGTCCGGGGGTAGTCGCAACATTACCCCGACACCTGCGCCAGCACCGTCACAACAGCCTTCTGCACCCCGGCCTTTAAATTGGCGAGACGCAGCCTACAACGCACAAATTGCGTCTATTCAACGTGCTTTGCAAGACTTTGAAACCGGCGCAACTACAAGAGGTGAGCGCTACGGGCAAGACTTTACGACAGGTCTGCGGGGGCTTGGTTACCGTCCCGCGGAAGGGTTCCAAGCAATGCCTAACGTCTTAGAACAACTAGACCAGGCTAAGGCACAGCCTAGAACTATGTCCTCCCTGTCG